CATGATTGTTAGAGAATGTTGCCATGTCATGGAATCTTTACCTTCATCGACATATCATGTTGGTCGATCCAGAATGTCAGAAGAAATTAAACAACATTTCGGAGTTGAAGAATGAACACTCCAATTGTACCAGATAATAAATTCAAGTTTTGGGCGGATCCTAGATTTGAAATACTGGCCGAAGTTGACAAATTGTTAAACGGCAGCAAGATTTGGGGCGGTATGGAATGGGTCTATCATCCCATCCATCCTGTGAAATATCAGCCTGTTGCTGACAGGGTTCGTCTAGCATTGGAAGCGTTAAAAGCAGAATATGGAATTGAAGAATGATTACACTGTTTATTTGGACTGTGGTCGGCTACGCTGGTATGAACCATAGCACCAGTACTAAAATGGACTGGCGGGCTTTGGCTCAATTTGAAACAGTCACGCTCTGTGAGGAGGCTGTGCGATCCATGAACCTACAGGACAGGCACCGTTGCCTGAAGACTAAATGAACGAACATGATAGAAAACTACTTAATAGTTATTTCTTTGTCAATGGTGTAATCGCTGTAATTATAGTTATTGGTGCGGCACTGGCAATGTTGATAATCACAGCGTATACCCTTTGGAATATGACATGAACGAACGAATTAAACAACTTGCTGAGCAGGCTACTACTATTGTAGAAATGGTTAGCTCATATGGTTATATGAGCAGTTATGCTAACTTTGACCGAGAAAAGTTTGCCGAACTGATTGTTCGGGAATGCCTGGATCAATGCTATAATCGTGGTATGAACTCTGAATTGTATTCTGGACAGTTGAAAGCCGCAGCATATATTGAAGAACATTTTGGAGTTGAAGAATGACTCCTGCTGAACGAAAAGCCATTCTCAAAGATAAAAAACTACCAATTCGCATCGCCTGGGCGCTGGTGGCCTTTGCTGATCGACTCAATAAGGGTGCTTATATCAAGTTTCCAGAATGCGATGCAGAAACTGGCAATGTGACTCAACGCCCAAATCGCGAACTTATCTCAGATCAAATCACATTAGGGCTATGCGGTCTAACCGAAGCTGATTACACACTTGGAGATAAATTTGCCGAGCATTTTCAAGGTTTGATATTTGATGCACTCGGCGGTAAGTCAACTGAGTTTGATCAAAAAATTATCAACTTAATATCAGAATCTGACATTGAATATCAATCAATGGCATTTTTGGCATGCATGGGTGCTAGATATCATCGTGACACTGTCAAAGAATACAAAAATGAAATGATGTTTAAACTTGGGTCGACAAGTCAACATCAAGGCACCATTGGAGAGCATCTAAGATTAAATGTCACTGTGCTGTCAAAGTATGAAGGTAAAGCATTTCCTGGCTCGGTTGTGCGGGCCACTGACGGCACCAATTTATATTTTTGGTCGTCGAGTAAAATGATTGACATGTGGCCAGATTCGCCTGAGCAGTTTCCCATTGTGGGAGTGGTCAAAGCACACGGGATCGATCGTGACAATTACACAGAAACCAGACTGACTCGAGTTAAGATCACACTGTGAATTTTATCAAGCATAACTAACTTATGCTTAAGGAAAATAAATGACCGCTGCCACTGGATTTGCTGAAATGTTTGAATGGGAAGACGGCAACCCAATGAACGAAGATCGCGGCGGCCGAACTGTTGTGCTAGTTGGCGACAAAATTAGAATAGCAACTGATACCGATATCCCAATTGGAGTTATTGGCGGAGACAACACTGCCATAGCAGCAATTAGCAATGCTAGTCCAATGGAATGGCATGGAAAACATTTACGCGATCCGCTTAATCGGTTGCTATGGGAGCCGCAATCGATGGTAGAGTGGACTGACAACGGATATCGACACTGGTACGAAGCTGATCGTGTTCCCGAAGGCATCACTGTGCCCGAAATTGCCACTTACTATCACGACATATGGAATGGTCATAAACTACAACGAGAAATCCTCAGTGAGGAATTTAAAAATCCTAACAAAACTATTGATCCATACTTGCCCAGATGGGAAAGATCAAATTGGGGTATTGTGGTACTACTAGGTCGTGTTATGATCATTGAAAGCAGCGTGTGCAATTTAAATTGGAAAAAGTTAAAAACAGTATCAGGTACAGTTGGCGGCGAATCTGTGTCAGAGTGGTTAATACACTAAGAGAAAGAAAAATGACAAAATTAAATGAACACGCGACAACAATTTTGATAGGTGGCCTAAAGGAAATGCTTGTCAATAGAAAATATATTTACGTCAGTACTTCAAACCCAAAATTCTCACATTTAGAAGATGCAGGCAAAGAGTTCGTTATAAGTCTAGTAGACACATTGTTGCCACTGCTAGTCGAAGCTAAGGCAGCACAAGCAAAGTTTGATGCAGAAGAACTAATGCTTAAAAAGTTGTCTGAATAAATACAGTATGCAAATACGAAATATATACGACAATTGGGGAACTGAGTTTACGGACATGAGTGATCTGTTTACTCAAAATACAAACGAACTAAGACAATTATTGTACAAGCGCAAGATGCTGGTGTTTCATGCACCAGCCTGGACACCGTGGCAGTTTACAGAGTTTTGCGCTTTGTGGGGACGGCCCTGGTCTGCTGTTGACTATTCGGTGAGCAGAGAAGTATGGCGCCATGCCACCAATCCAATTACACAGGAAAAACGCTTTTACACTGAGATCAGCAATAAGCTCAGTGCCCGCTTAAATGATTACGAAATGCCATGGCATGCTGATATTGCAAATCGAGTCAATGGCGAACTAAGTTTCCCGCACCGCGTTATCTATATGAAGACTGTGCCAAATCCAGCAGCTGGTTTTACAATCTGGCTTGATATGGAAGAAGCATATCCGCAGCTACCAGCTGGACTACGTAAACGTTGGGAAGCAGTCACAGTGGTACAACAAAACTGGCATTGGCCCGGCAAAGACATAATTGAATACCCTTCGATGAAAGTGCATCCAATTACCAAAAAGTTGAGCCCACGCTGCAACTTCCATGGGGTGCCAGATTCTTGGATTATTGATTTGAAACGTGATGGCTACAGCATTGGCACAGGTCTAGTAGAAGAACTAATGGAAGCTATGATGGAAGTTCCTAACAGTGTATATGAGCATCGATGGGCACCAAACGACATTGTGCTCTACGACAATACTCCAAGTGTGCATCGCAGAACGAATCCTAAACTGGCACCTGGCCAAATTAGATCAATGTGGCGGGCCAACATTGATCATGATAAGGCAATTGCTGCAACGTTTTAGGCTTCTAGCTCGCTATCCCAATATAGATAATCTCTCCAGGATTCATGCAAATTTGCATGCTTGCGAGGGATTTTTTTACCTCTAGCATACAAATCCCATGCACTTGGAGGAACAGGTTTTCTCAGAAGCTGCATATGAGACTCGTGCAATAGCTTTGAACCTTTACGGTGATTGCATGGGCCGCATGCTGCAACCACGTTAGTCCATGAACTAACACCGCCAGCTGCACGTGGCAACACATGGTCAAAGGTCAAATGCTTTGTTTCAAATTCCTTTGCGCAGTACTGGCAAGTAAATTCGTCGCGTAGGTAAACATTGTATCTGCTAAAAGTAGGTACTTGATCACGCTTGACATAGTCTTTAAGGGCAACCACACTGGGTAGGCGCCAAATTTCAGTAGCACTATGGATATCAATGTCGTACTCTGCAACCACATTGACACGCCCGGAAATGACTGCTTTGATAGCATCTTGCCAGGTGATCGTGCTTAATGGGTTCATTTGCACTGGTTGAAAGTCTGCGTTGAGCAGAAGGGCTGGGTATTGTCCGTCTAAGATCATATTAATTACTCTGATTACAGTGATACTTATCACTTTGCTATTGTACTGTAAAATGCGAAAGTAAACAAGTGATTTTGCTAAAAATAACAGTTGACACCCTGGTAAAACACTGTTATAATATAGGAACTTAAACAGGAAACAACTCTAATGACTATGCATCTTTGTGGGCCAGCACTGACTACAACTGGCAAGCGAAAAGGTAAGAAAAAGTTTGCCAGTGCGGCCCAGGCTCAAGCTGCCCGCGAACTCGACGCATCTTGGAAAGAGCTTTGTAAACGACAAGGCGTCGAAGAAGAAGAACGCAAGCGTAACCGAGCAATGAAAGCTGAACCTTTGGTTTATTCGTTGTCTGTGCCAGCAGATCGCAATAACGCACACATTAAAAGTTTGAATAGTGGGGCAGGGGTTGCAGTCCTTAAGCCAGTTCCTGTTTACACAGGAGATAAAATGATTGGCATCGGCCAACTACACAAGTCAAATGCAGTGCCTGTATTTCGAGAAGAAGATATTAAAGATATTGCAAGGATGCGGCGATGACCCCGCAAGCACAAGAACTATCAGATAGAATTACAGAGTACCTATTCACCGGCGGCCTTTTTAATCCGGAACTTATGGAACATGAAAAGGTAAGAAATTTATTGATTGAAATTAGGAAGTTTTTAAATGAGTAATCTTTGGTTTAATATTCGCTTTGGTACACGGCATTTCCAGTTTTCAAGAGACTGGGAAATTACGTTTCGTGTTAATCCCCATTGGATTGAAAATCCTCCTTCTACGTGGTTTGAAGTTTATTGTGTGTTTGGAAAACATCTATGATCGACGAAAGCCATTTGCCCGTAGCAGAACAAAGTTTAGTCTTTCGACTGCGCAAGCGAGCCGAGATTCGTAGACAAATTCCCAGTAGACAGTCAGTACTGGAAAATAAACCAGATCGAATTGCTACTTTGCTAGACGAAGCAGCTGATGAGATTGAAAAATTACAAACAACTGTGGCAGCATTGGTTTCGCAAAGATTGGATGAATTATGAAAAAACTTTTAATTGTCGGCGTTGTCAGCGCAGTATTTTTACTCAGTGGATGTGCAAGTCGCCACGTAGGCCCAGCTATTGTCGGCGGGGCAATCGGATACGCAATTGGTCAAAATGCCAATCAGCCAAGGCCAATGACCCAGACAACAGTAGTTATTGTGCAAGAGCATTCGCCTTGCGATAAGTACACACTATACAACGAACGACAGGCATGCCAGCGAGGCATTAATCAGCGCATAGCAGAAGAAAATCGTCGTCGTGAAAATGAGGCATACAAGCAAGGATATGGTAGATAATTTACAAGGCCGAGATCTGTTCCCAGAATGGGCAACTGAATATAGTTTGTCATTGGAAGAAATATTGTCTATTGACAGTGCAGATTGGCAGCAGGCTTTGGCCAATCGAGTGTTGTTGGTATTCAAAGGGCTTGGTACACAATTGACTGATGCGCAGTATCATACATTTGGAACCAAGTTTGGACGTGTATGGGACAAAGACGACTACGAAAAAACTCCCGGTGATCAAACAATTCGTCATAGAGAAACTACACCAGTAAGTTATTTTCAAACTGCTGATAACTCATGGGGTGCTCGAGATATGAAATATCATAGTGATATGGCACATATGGATGCAGTGAGTTTTCCAGCTCGTGCATTGTATATGGTTCGAGGCACTAGCAATGGGTCTGGTGCAACATCCTGGCTGAACATGGAGTTGGCTTGGGAACATTTTACTGATTCCGAACGTGAGCAATATGATGGGGTAAATGTTATTCAACAGGACATGTACAACCCCGATACTAGAATGGAAACATTCCCGTTTCTTAAAACTAATCCATTAACAGGAAAAGTTAGTCCACGTGTCAACTGCTATATTACTCCGGGCCAAAATAGAAAAGCCTGGATACATCATGTTGAAGTCAATGGTGCAGCACTGATTCGATCCGGGCCATTCATTGAGAAAGTGTACGCAGAATGCGAAAGCAAACCAAATGCACTTTACACACACCATTGGGAAGATGGTGATATTTTGGTATACGACAATTTTGGCACTGTACACAAGCGAAAACCCGTGACACTACAGCCCGGGGAACCAGATAGATTGCTTAAAAGATTGACATTTAACGTGTAAAATCGCTGATTTATCGGTATTTTAGGCAAAAAATGCTTCAAAATACCTAAAAAAATGCTTAAAAGTGTTCAAAACGGTTGACAAATGGGTCAAACCGCAGTATAATAAACACATGAACAGCAAAAACACTCCAGTACAACGCAAGCGCCGTACAGATCGCAACCATGCGATTTACGAACTGTTTTGCGAAGCGACTGGCGAAAGCTACATTGGTATCACTGTAGTTGATGGCACTGCACTGAGCTCTGTTCGTGGACGTTTTAACCGTCACCTTAGCCGCGCAAATACAGAAAGCAAGAACTGGAATCTCTGCGAAGCACTCCGCACTTATGGCCGCGAGGGCTTTACTCCCTACTTGCTGGAAGTGGTGCGCGGCAAGACAGCAGCTCATGCACGTGAGCGTGAATTGATTGTAGTTATGCAACCTGCTCTTAATACTCTTTAAAAGGAAACGCTATGTCTGATTATGCTATGTTCTCTGAAGCTGGTAATGATGCAGTTGCTGCGGTTGTTCGTAGTGCCAAGATACTCAAATTGGATTGGCCTCAAGTTTACAATGAACTCTGCAGCCTGGCAGAACGTTTTCCCGAAGACTTTGGCGAAGCCACTGATACTGCGGTGCGTGAATGTGTTTATGATGCTTGTGGTTTCAAATCTGCTTTTTACATCTAAGGAATCAAAATGAAATCGACCCACACCATGTACATCTACAAAGCAGAC